AAGGGAATGGAGCTTTTAGGCTTAAAACTAGAAGATTCACAGAATCCTTTCCCTGGAGCGTGCTCTGCACACCACCCCATGATGATTGAGGGTGCCGTTCAGTTCCAATCTCAAGCTATTAAAGAGCTATTTCCTTCTGGTGGACCAGTTAAAACACAAATTATTGGTGAGAAGACCGATGATATTGTCAAACAGGCGAACAGAGTTAAAGAATTTTTAAATTATCAAGTCACCGAGACAATGGAAGAGTATTTCGATGACTTTGACCAGATGTTATTTTACTTACCGATAGTCGGTAGCTGCTTTAAAAAGATTTATTACGATGAAATATTAAAGAGACCCATCTCTCGTTTCATCCCCATTACAGATTTCGTTGTATCGTACAATACTGTCGATTTAAGAACGTCAGGGAGATACACCCACATCATTCGCATGACTCAAAACGAACTGCGAAAGAAAATATACTCTGGTTTCTATCGTGATACAGAAATTGATATGAATCCCGAAGAGGATGACTCCAACGACATCAGACAGAAGATACAAGACATAGAGGGTATCACCCCATCTAAGAATTATCAGAAAGACGGCAGACTAACCCTGTTAGAGATGCACGTTGATTTAGATATTCCTGGTTATGAGAAAGATTTTGCGTGTCCTTACATCGTCACTATCTGCAAAGAGACCAGAGATATTTTATCAATTAGAGAAAACTTTAAACCAGACGACCCAGATTTTAAAAGAATACAGCACTTTGTACATTACAAGTTTTTACCTGGTTTTGGTTTTTATGGTATGGGCTATGTTCACCTCTTAGGGAACTTACAGAAGTCTGTAACAACTATACTACGTTCTCTTGTTGATGCTGGACAGTTTTCTAACTTACCTGGTGGTTTTAAAGCCAGAGGAATGAGAGTAGAAGGCGAACAGCCTGTTGGATTTGGTGAGTTTAGAGATGTTGAGGGATATGGCGATGACATCAGAAAGTCTATCGTGCCTCTACCATTTAAAGAGCCATCACAAACTCTGTTTGCATTATTAGGTTCTATGACTCAAGAGGGCAGAAGATTAGCTGCCATCACAGACTTACAGTCTGGAGACATGAATGCCAACGCACCCGTGGGCACAACCATTGCCTTATTAGAGCAGGGTATCAAGGTGATGTCTTCAATACACAAGAGACTACACAAAGCCCAGAGAGAAGAGTTTAAGATTATCGTAAGAATTAACAAAGATTTCTTACCAGACTATTATCCCTACAGCGTAGCGGGTGACAACAGATTTATCTTTTCAAAAGATTTTGACGACAGAGTAGATATTCTACCCGTGTCTGACCCTAATATATTCTCTACCGCACAGAGAGTTTTATTAGCTCAAACACAATTACAGGCGGCAGCAGCGGCACCACAGATACACGACATGAAGGAGGCATACAAGAGATTGTATGAAGCCCTCGATGTTAAAAACGTAGACGAGATTTTATTACCAGAGATGGGTGCTAAGAGAAAAGACCCCGTCACAGAAAACTATGCAATGATGTATGGCAGACCTGTGAAGGCGTATGCATCTCAAGACCACGATGCTCACATTGCCGTGCACCAAGCAATGTTAAGCGACCCGACAATGACACCCCAGTCACCACAGGTGGCACAGGCGTTAGCGGGGAATATTGTAGCTCACGTTCAAGAGCACATGGCACACAAATACAGATTACAGGTTGCTGCGATGACGGGTATGGATTTACCACCAGCACCAGAATACGATAGAGCAAATCCAGGCAAAGACGAAGCCTACGAGGCTCTGCCACCAGAGGTAGAGAATCAAGTAGCACAGATGCAGGCACAAGCCGCAATGCAGATGTCACAACAAAATCAGATGGCAGCACAGCAGGCAGCACAACAAGCCCAGATGCAAGACCCAAGAGTTCAGATTGCAATGCAAGACTTAGCTATTAAGAAACAAGAAGCAGATAGAAAAGTTGCAGACTCACAACAGAGAGCACAAGACAGACAACGTGAGCTAAACATGAAAGAGCAGAAAGAAGCTGCAGACGCACAGATTGACATAGCCAAACTTCAGTTGGAGAGAGCCAAGGCGGAATCTGATATTGCAGTAGATACACAAAAGATTGAGTCTAACGAGAGAAGAGACGCTTTGAGAAATAGAGCAAATAAATCTCTCGCTAGAGAAAAAACAATGGCTGACATAGCCAAGCAACAAATAAAGGATAGATAATAATGTTTCCGTTACTAGCATTGCCCTATATGGCAGCAGGCATAGGCACACTTGGTGCTGGAGCTAGAGCTGCGGGCAGTCCACAGGGACAAAGATTTATACAAGGTGGTATTAATACTTTAAATAGATTTGGAACTAGACTACAAGATTTTTTACAACCTGCTGGTCAAATGATAACACAGCAAGCAATACAAAAACCAATTACAGCTGGTTCTATGATACCATTTACTATGGATGAAACGGCAAGTACAATATCCAATCTAATAAACAAATTAATAGAAGAAGACGAAGACGAAGAAAAAAAAGACAAAAAGAAAAAGAAAACTAAAAAAGACGAGATACCAGAAGTGCCAATGATGAAAAAAGGCGGTATGGCAAAATCAAAAAAACCAAAGAAAAAAAGAAAAAAATATAAATCAGGAACATTTGTAAAAATGAAAGGGAGCAAGAGGTATATATAATGAGCGTATTATTAAAAACATCTAATATGTTGTTTAATTTAGCAAAAAAAATAAAACCAGACACCGCAAAGGATTTGATGAACAAACTTGGTGTAAAAAACATGGATGACTTAAAAAATATGTCACCTAGTGAATTAAAGAAAAAATTAGGAACCAGTGGTTTGAAGAAATTTCTTACAGGGTTAGGAATAGGCGGAGCTGGAGGAACTACAGCTGGAATTAAATTTGGAATGGATGTAGGACAGGAGAAACAAAAAGCATTAGATTCAATGGTAAAAATGAAGAGAGGCGGTATTGTTGCACCTAAAATGGGAGGCAAGCCCAGTCACAAAGCCAAAAAAAATTCTAAGTCTATTGCAAAAAAATATTTTAAAGGTACTTTCTAGTTAGTGGAACTAACCAAGGCTTTAAAACATATTATAAATAAAATTGACTCTGAAATAGAGAGCAGAAAAAATGCTTTTGCTGATGGTAAGATTATCAAAGATAATTTTGAAAAATCAGTTGGGCAAGTTAGAGGTTTAGTTCTAGCTAAAGAAATAGTACGAGAAACTGCTAAAAACATAGAGGAACTAGATGACTAACACAACATTTAAACTAGAAGAGGTAGAATTAAAAAACGATAACTACCCAAGACCAACAGGTCACAGAATTTTAATCAAAACTTTAGATATAGCCAACAAGACTAACATGGGTATTTACTTACCCAGCAAGTCAATAGAAGACCACAGGGCTATAGCATCTATAGGTAAAGTCATAGAAGTAGGCGAAGACGCATACAAGAGAGAAGACATGACACAACCTTGGTGTAAAGTTGGAGATTACGTCATGTTCGGAAAATATGCTGGACACCGTTTTAAATACGGTCAAGCAGAATTACGAATCATGAACGATGACGAGATTCTGGGCACAGTCCCAGATGTAAGTGAAATAAGTTAATTTCACTTTTATCAACTAGCTACATTTTTGTAGCGTACAATCCTTAGGAGAAACCTATGCAAGTATTACACGATACTTCGGATAAAGAAAAAAAGCCGATGAAAATAGTTCCTGAAGGGAATACTGAAAAAATGGAAGAACTCAATACTGAAGAAGCTATTGAGACCATGGAAGCGATAGACCCAGAAGAAACTATAGACGCTGCTGATGAAAATCAAGAAGCGGTAGAGGAAGAAGTCGAAGAACCTCAAGAGGAAGCAGAAGAAGAAAAAGAAGCTGCACCGAAAAAAAAATCAAGACTTCAAAGAAGAATAGACGAACTGGTTAGAGAGCGTTCAGCAGAGCGAGAAGAAAAAGCAAGACTGGCTGCTCAAATTGCTAATCTAGAAAAAGAAGTACAAAGAAAAAATACTCTTAATACAGATTACAACACACTCCAGCAAGACTATTTTGAAAATCAGATTAAATCTGCAAATAAAACTTTAGAAGCTGCTAGAAGTGCTTATAGAAGTGCTAAAGAAACTGGCAATACGGATGAAGAAATAAAAATTGCAGAGGAGATAGCTGACGCAAAGTTTGAGTTGAAAGACTTGGAGCGACAAAAACATTTGTTTGATAGAAAGCAGAAAACAACTGCACAACAACCCGAACAAGTGCAACAACCCGCACCAACACAACAACCGCAACCACAACAGCAAGTTCAGCCTGACCCAAGAGCACTTCAGTGGGCACAAGTTAACACTTGGTTTGGACAGGATGCAGCTAAAACGGGAGCGGCATACGCAATCGATGCTCAGTTAAAAATGGAAGGGTATGACCCCTCATCAGAGGAATACTATTCCGAATTAGACAGGCAGTTAAGTGTGGCTTTTCCAGATATGAAGAAGAGCACAGCTAAACCCAAGCAAGTCGTAGCGAGTGTATCTCGTGCACCATCCTCACCTAATAACAAAGTATCTTTGAGTAATAGTCAAATGGCAATGGCTAGAAAATTAGGTGTGCCCTTAGAAGAATATGCCAAATTTGTTAGGAATGCAAATGACCAATAAAAATATATCGTCTGATGTGAAAAGTTCTAGAACACATCAGAAACGCAAAGTAACTTACACACCTCCTTCATATCTAGATGCTCCAAAGCCAAATGATGACGGCATTAAATATCGCTGGCTGCGAGTGAGTATGGGTGGGGAGGATGATGCCCGAAACATAGCCAAGAAAAAACGTGAAGGTTATGAGTTCGTTAGAAAAGAAGAACACCCCGATTTTGATGTCCCCGTACATGAGTCAGGAAAGTACGCTGGAGTGATTGGTTCTGGAGATTTAGTTCTCGCTAAGATACCAGTTGAAATGGCAGAGGCAAAGAATGAGTATTATCAAAAGAGAACTCAAAGCCAAACCGATGCTGTGGATGCTGATATTTTAAAGGAACAACATCCTTCGATGCCAGTAACACAACAGCGTAAAAGTTCTGTTTCCTTCGGTAAGAAGAAACAGGCAGACGACTAATATTTAGTATGGGGTTGTTTATTAACTTTAATTTATCATAGGAGATGAAAACATGGCAAATGTAGATGCTGCTTTCGGAGCAAGACCTGTCAGACATCTTACTGGTGGGCAAATTAGAACTAACGAATACAAAATAGCATCTGAGACATCATCAAATATTTTTACTGGTGATTTCGTAAAACTACTAGCAACAGGTTACATTGACGTAGCCGCAGCTGGTAACAGAATCTTAGGAGTATTCGCAGGTTGTCAATATACCGCCACAGATGGGGAAGTAAAATTCGCAAGATATTTCCCAACAGGTACAGCTACACAAGGTGGTGGCGATGTCACCGCTTACATTTATGACGACCCCAATATAGTTTATGCAATTCAATCAGCAGGTTCTGCTGACTTTGCAGACATTGGAAACTTAGCAGACCACGTTGCTGGTACAGGCGATACTAGCACAGGACAATCAAAGTTTGAGATTTCAGGTACAACTGGAACTGGAACTGCAGGAATGAGAATCCTTGGTCTATATGAAACACCAAAGAACGCTTTCGGTACAAACGGTATCCTTGAGGCTACAATTCATGAGCATGAATTGAACCAACACATTGATGCTGACGGTACTGTGGGTGTATAAGGTAAAGGAGAATAAAACATGGCTGTTATTTCAAGAAGTCAACTCGTAAAAGAGTTGGAACCAGGTCTCCACGCCTTATTTGGTTTGGAGTACAAGCGTTGGGAACGTGAACACGCAGAAATCTTTACTGAAGAAACATCAGATAGAGCATTCGAAGAAGAAACACTATTGACAGGATTTGGTGCTGCACCAACAAAGTCAGAGGGTTCTTCTGTAGAATTTGATACTGCTGCTGAACAGTGGACTGCAAGATATGTGCATGAAACAATTGCACTAGCTTTTGCAATCACTGAAGAAGCAGTAGAGGATAACCTCTATGATACTCTTTCAAAGAGATATACTGCAGCATTAGCACGTTCTATGGCTTACACAAAACAGGTGAAAGCTGCTAACGTACTAAACAATGCATTTAACTCTAGCTTTACAGGTGGAGATGGTAAAGAGCTTTGTGCTACTGACCACCCAACCCTAATGGCTGGAACACAATCTAACGAACCTTCAACTGCTGCTGATTTATCTGAATCATCACTAGAAAACGCAATTATTCAAATTGGCGGTTTCGCAGATGACAGAGACATCCCAGTAGCTGTGCAGGCTCGTAAGTTAGTTATACCAAAAGACTTAGCATTCACTGCTCAAAGAATTTTGAAGAGTGATTTAAGAGTTGGTACAGCAGATAACGACACAAACGCATTAAGAACTATGGGTATGCTCCCAGAGGGTTATGTAGTAAACCACTACTTAACTGATACTGATGCGTTCTTTATCTTAACTGACTTAACAAACACAGGTCTAAAAATGTTCCAAAGAAGACCACTGAAGACTTCAATGGAGCCAGACTTTGAAACAGGAAATATGCGATTCAAAGCATCTGAAAGATATTCTTTCGGATTCTCTGACTGGAGATGTATCTTCGGCTCACCAGGAGCATAAAGTACGCAATAAGGGGGGTTATCCCCCCTTATCCTTATTAACAAGTTACATAGACTGCAACAGCAGACGATATAGAGACTATGTAACGAGGTCTATATAACCAAGGAGGTTTAAAATGGCTAATACAACTTTTTCAGGTCCAGTTCGCTCAGAGGGCGGATTTAATGTAGTCAATAAAAATGCTACATCTGGAGCAATCACAGAGACAGGTTTCTCTGTAAACTCAACTGGTCAACTAGTTTCTATGGGAACTAGAAAGATTCAATCTTTTGCTGGTACTCTAGCAGCTACAAACGCAGCGGCAACTGCTTACGCAGATAATGACTGCCTAGTAGAGTTAGGTACTCTTAATGTAGATGCACCAGATGGTTTAGTTACACCATCAAAGATTTTTATTCACAGAGCTTTGATTGGTATTACAACTGCTGCAGGACAAACACTTGCAGGTAACTTAGCACTTAGTTCTACTTCTGGAACAGCAACTAACGCAGCTGTATCGGGAACAGAAATTGTGGGTGCTGGTGTAACATCATTTAATGAACAGTTAAGTGCTACACAATCTATTACTGAGATAGATATCAACTTTAATAACAGTGCTGGTAATTATCACATTTTTGTTCCAAACGTAACTGCAGCGGTTGCAAACATACATCTGTATGCTAGAGCAACAACTACAGTCAACGCTGATATTACTGCAGGTAGATTTACAGTCGAGTTAGAATACTCAGTATATTAAAATGCACATTTATAAATACATAGCTTTGCTCCTCTTCATTGTGAGGAGCGAGGCTAAAATGATTTTAGGAGGTAGAAGATGGCAGATGCAGTAACATCCCAAACTATTGGAGATGAAGTTGGTGCAAAGAATATATTAGTAAAGTTAACTAACATTTCTGACGGCACAGGCGAAAGCACAGTTACTAAGGTTGACGTTTCTGCTCTTGCAAAAGATAGCAACGGTGAGTCTTGCTCAAGAGTGGCAGTGCAGGAAATCTATTATGATATATTTGGAATGCGTGTAGACCTATTGTGGAATGCAACATCTAATGTAGTTTGTAAAACACTAGGTGCTAATGGTGCTTTAACTTCACAAGGTTACATGGACTTTAGAGATTTTGGTGGTATTACAAACAACGCTGGGTCTGGTGTTAATGGAGATTTACTCCTAACAACAACAGGTCACACCAATGGAGACCACTACACAATTATTTTAAAATTAAGCAAAACATACTAGGATAAACAATGGCAACATCAGGAACCCGTACCTTTACATTAGCAGTAGACGAAATCGTAGAAGAAGCATTCTCCAGAATTGGAGGAGAACCTCAGACTGGTAAAGAAGCACAGCAAGGTAGAAGAGCCTTAAACCTTTTGTTGCAGGAGTGGCTGAACAGAAGCGTGCAGTTATGGACTGTTTCACCAGCCTCTCAGAGTTTAACAGCAAACACAGCTAGTTATACTTTAAATTCTTATACTGTTGACATAGAAGAAGCCGTTATCAGAAAAACAAACTCAGATAACACCGTGACTGATTTTGAGTTAGAGAGAATAAGCAGAGATGATTATCTCAATATTCCTAACAAGTCAGATACAGGTAGACCGAGCCAGTATTTCTTAGATAAGCAGTTAACCCCTGTTGTCTTCTTGTATCCAACACCCGATGACTCTACAGATGTTTTAAGGTTTAACGAAAGAAAGAAAATAGAGGATATCACCGCTGCAACAGAAAATGTAGACATCCCAGACAGATTTCTACCCTGTGCAATTAGCGGATTAGCTTACTATTTAGCTCTTAAAAGACCTCAGATTGAAATACAAAGACGACAAGAATTAAAGGTTTTGTATGAAGAAGAGTTTAACAGAGCAATGCAGGATAATAGAGAAAAGGTTGACTTAATCATCAAACCTGATTTAAGATACAGAATATGAAATACGCAACTGGTAAATATGCAAAAGCAATATCAGATAGAAGTGGGATGGCTTATCCCTACAAAGAAATGCGTAAGGAGTGGAATGGCTCTTTTGTTCATCAATCAGAATTTGAAGAAAAACATCCTCAGTTAGAACCTAGAAAACACAAACCCGATGCACAGGCTTTAAAAGATGCAAGCCCGCAAAGAAAACTGGGCACCGCAGATAAACTAGAAAACGGAACAGTATCTGGTTTATTAGCAACATTGGGAGTAACAAGTGCAGACAGAAAGATAGTGGGAACATTTACATCAGCAAACGCATCCCCACTGGCAACAGCCTTAACTTTATCTGCAAGTTTAGGTTCAGAAAGTGTAAGTGTCTCGTAAAGTAAACTTATTTGTAGCCACCCCTTGCTACGGAAGTATGCTAACGGAAGACTATTTTCACAGTATACTGGACTTACAAAACTTTTGTCGTGAAGAGGAAATAGGTTTAAATATACAAACTCTAGGACAAGAGTCTCTCGTTACCAGAGCAAGAAACACTCTGGTGGCAAATTTTTTAGACAACGATAGTTTTACTCATTTGTTGTTTATCGATGCGGATATTGGATTTGATGCAAAATCTTTAAAAAGATTTTTAGAATACGACCAAGAGGTATTGTGTGCACCCTATCCAATGAAACTTATAAGCTGGGATATGATACCCAAACTTATAGAAGAGGGAAAAGATTACAGAAACTTATGTCATCCTTATGTTTTAAACTTTGCAAACAAAGGTGAGATAAATATACAAAAGGGCTTTGCAGAAGTTTTAGATGCAGCCACAGGTTTTATGTTAATAAAGAGAGAGTGTCTCCTTAAAATGAAAGAGGCATATCCCGACTTAAAATATAAAACAGACCAGATAATTAACAATAAAGAATTTGATTCAGAGAATACATACTTATTCTTTGACACGATGAAAGATGATGACGGAAGATACTTATCAGAAGACTACGCATTCTCAAGAAGATGGCAAAAAATTGGAGGAAAAATCTATGCAGACATCGGCTCCAAAATCACCCACTTCGGCTCCTACCGATATTCAGGAGAACTCTGGAAGCACTTCAACTTCCCCAAAAGTTAAAAACGTAGTCGTTCCCGTAACGGGATTAAACTTTAAAATCACGAAAGGTTAACAATGGCAGACGCAGTAGCAAAACCTGTAAAAACGGCAGTAGTTAGAAATCCTGTGAAGGGATACATCAGAAAAGTCACTCCAGAGGAGATGGTTAAGTATGAAGAACGAGAAGAAAGATTAAAAAAAGAAGGTAAAAAATAATGGCAGATGATGCAACTGTAAATATTACGGCAACAATATTACCAGATGAAATAGCAAAAACGATTACGGGCACTGTAACTATTAGCCCAGCGGATGCTAATGACAAATGGTATTACAAGTTGACTAGTGTTTCTAACTCTAGCACTGACTTAATTGCTGGATACTTTACAGATTACACAGCTGTCGATGACGACACCGCACCAACAGCGGTGGCAACAGCAGATAAGGTAAACTTTCTATTTATAAAAAACACAGACACATCCAACGATATTTACATTGTATTGGATGGTGGCACAGCATCAACATCAGTAAGCGATGGTATAAAAATTGCAGCGGGTCACTCATGGTATGGTAACCTACCAAACACAACAGTGGCAGATATACACGCAATATCATCTACCTCTACTGTTACCTGTATTGTTTGTGCTTTATTGGATGACGTGGCATAGGAGATTATTATGGCAACAATGACATTTTCATCACTAACTCAAGATATTAAAGATTGGATGGAGAATGATGGCTCAGAGTTTTCTAACGAAACAGCAAACTTTATTTCTCTAGCAGAACAGAGAATATCAAGAGATGTAGACCCTTATGCATTTCACGAGGCAGCAAACTCTAGTTTTAATGTTGGAGACAGATTTGTTAGCAAACCAACAGACGCTAAAATAATTTTTCACTTTTTGTTAATTAACTCAAGTGGAGAGAGGGTTTTCTTAGAAGAGAGAACGGATGAATTTATTTACGATTACTGGAAAAACTCATCAACCACAGGAACACCAAAGTATTGGGCAAACTATACAGACACAGCTATCTTAGTTGCACCAACACCGAGTGTTGCTTTAAATATTGAGATGACTTACTCCAGAAGATTGGCAGAGTTATCCAGCACGAATACAACAAACTGGCTGACTGAGAATGCACAAGATTTATTACTCTATGCTTGCTTGATGGAGGCTTCAACCTTTACAAAAAATAGAGAAGACTATGCTATCTATACGCAGAGATATCAAGTTGCAGTTGAGTCTGTCAACAATCAAGCTAGAAGAAGAAGAAGAGATGACTTTACATCCCCCGCTAATGTGATGGGAGAAAATTATATACAACCAAATCAAACATAGGAGATAAAACAATATGGCAATTACACAAACATTGACTAATGTATTTAGGCAAGATTGCTTAGACGGAGCACATAATTTAGGAAATGGTGGAGATACAATCAAGATTGCACTATACACATCTAGTGCATCACTCGATGAAGACACCACCGCATACACAACATCAAACGAAGTTTCTGGAACTGGCTATACAGCAGGGGGAGCAACTCTCTCTAGTCAAGCGGTTTCACTAGACACAAGCAACAATGTTGCATTTTTTGATGCGGCAGACCCAAGTTTTTCATCAGCAACTATTACTGCAAGAGGAGCACTGATTTATAATAACAGTAAATCCAACGCAGCAATAGCGGTGTTAGACTTTGGCTCTGACTTCTCATCATCAAACGGAACTTTTACCGTGCAGTTTCCTACAGCGGCACACAACACAGCACTGATAAGGATTAGTTAATGGCTAGCGGCACTGGTGGATGGAACGCTGCAGCTTATGGCGATGACGGATGGAATGACGGCATCATTTTAAGCGAAACGGGAATAGCAGCGACTTTAGCTTTAGGAACAGAACAAGCGTCTGGTGGTGCACAAATTAATCAAGTGGGCTTTGATAATTTTAGATTAAGTATTGCAGATTTATCTGCGAATATTACAGGAACGGCAGTTATCAATACTGTAACAGGAACATCAGGAACAGGAGCAGTAGGCACTGTAAAATTATGGTCTCTTATTGATACAACATCAGGCGGAGACGAAACATGGAGCATAGGAGTAGCAAACTAAATGGCTAATAGTTATACACAATTAGGATTTGTCAAACAGGCAGATGGAGAGAATATAGGAACATGGGGTGATGTTCTTAATGAACAACTCATTGATTTGCTGGATGATGCCATCGGTGGATATGTTGAAGTTAGTGTAGCCTCTGGCAATGTTACTTTAGCTTTCGCTGACGGAACAGCAGACAATAACGGTAGACACGCAGTAGTTAAATTTACTGGTTCTCCTGGAACATCAAGAACTGTCACACTTCCAAATAAACAAAAAACATATTACATAATTAATGGTTCGGATGATTCAGTTGTATGCACAGCAGGAACGGGTGCAGCAACAGTAACGATACCAACAAGTAAAAAAACAATAATTTATGTTGATGGTAGTGATGAGGTTCACGATATGTTCTCCTCACCTTCATTATCAGATAGTTCTGTTACCAACGCAATGTTGGCTGGTAGTATAGCGGATTCAAAACTTTCAACTATTTCTACAGCTGGTAAAGTAGATATAGGTGCTTTAGAAATAGATGGTGCTACTGATATAGGTGCAGGACTTGCTGATGCAGATTTAATTGTTGTTGACGATGGTGCAGGTGGTACAAATAGAAAAGCAGCCATGTCTAGAGTTGCCACATATATTGAAAGTGGTATTTCTGGTGATATAACTATCTCAAGTGGTACTGCAGCTATTGGTGCAGGGGTTATTGTTAATGCGGATATTAATTCAAGTGCAGCTATTGCCGACAGTAAACTAGCAACAATATCAACAGCCGATAAAGTATCAGGTGCTGCGGTACAAATAGATGGTGCTACTGATGGTACAAGTATTACAATTGCAGATTCAGATAAGTTTTTAATAGATGATGGTGGTACAACAAAGTATGTTAATGCATCTCAGATTAATGCTTA